CATGAAATCCGCGCAGATCGTTTCCTTGATTTCCTCGATCGTTCTCATCGTACCATAAAGTCTATCTCGATACCCATAAACCCGATACCGCCGTAAGGTGCCATTGATATCTCGTCGGAGGAAAGCTCCGTCGCCGGGCGGATGTGTTGCGCTTCATATCGTGCCAGTACGGAATTATCGACCGCCGGAACCGTTTCGAGAGACGCCTCCGGTGCCAGCGGTTCGGAGATGCTCGTGCCGTTTGCCGCTGCGAGGTCGAAGGCCGCCTCTACGCCGCCGCTGGTTTGTACCGCTATGTCGAGCAGGCTTTGCCTGTCTTGAGGTGTAATCCGTGCCATTATTATTCTATCGTTATCAATCCGTCTTTGACTTCGACATGCGACACGGACAATCCGCACACCTGCAACATCGCTTTTGTATCTGCTGTCCACGTCGGATTATAGGTTCCGCCGAGCATCTTGAGGGTTTCGGCTCCGAGTAGCGGGAACTCCTTGAACTCCCCACGCATGGCCTGAAGCACCGCTTCGGCCGTCTGCGCCGTCGTATCACCCACGACCAGCGCACCGCTGCGGACCATCAAGTCGCCCGTTTCGGGGTCTATCATTATCCCTCGCATCGCCTCAATGTTTTACCTTCGCGTCCTCGTAGTCCGAAGCCCTGACCTCGGGCATAGCCTGAGTGACGGCCGGAACCACGACCGGGGCGGGGTTCGACTGCGCCGCCGCGGTTCCTGTGACGGGTACCCCTCCGACGGGTATCGTATGCGTATGGGTGTTGAACGCCCGGATCAGCTCGTTGAACTTCTCCGTGAGCTGTTCGATTTTCAGCAGTCCCCCGAGCTTGCCGCCGTTGAACTGCACCCCCTCGGGAGTGATTCGGAAGGAGGTGTCGCCGAGGGAGGCGTCCACCACTTCGGCGTCCACGGTGATCCGCGTCTTGCCTATCGAGAGCCGGGCCTTGTCGATCTTGTCGCACAGAACCACGGCCGCCACGGCCGGGGTGATGAACGCCACGATGACGTAGCTCCCGACGGCCGGGAAACAGACGACGCCGGTGTCCCCCTCCTGGTTGGCCTGGAGGTTCACGCCCACGAGCGGAGCGCTCTCGTCGAGAGGCGTGCAGTCCACCGTGCGGGCCTTCTCGTCCACGCTATCCACGGTGCAAACCTTACAATAGATTTCGGAACCCGTCATGGCGAGCCTTCGTATGGCTTCTGCGAGTGTCATTCTGCGACTTTTTGTCCTATGGTTATTTCTTGTCGGAATCCTCCGGTTCCGTACTTGATCACGTTCTTCTGCACTTGATAGATTCCACGGCGCACGCCATCGATCTTGATTCCGATATGGTCGAGTTTGTCGATCAGCACGGCCCCGAATGTGGTAAAGGTTCCTTTAAGACCATCGCGTTTGAGGCGGCGAAGCTCCTGTTCCGCCCATGCCTTGAGTTCTTGCTCGGTCTTGTTGTAGGTGTGCAGCGTCCGCTTCTCTCCGTCGGCATCCCCCACGTCGATACGGATTCGTTTGTTGTCCGGTTGCAGGGATATGGCCCGCACCTTGATCTTCACGTCTGCCGCTGTCTGTGTGTCGAGTTGTGTGTCGTCGATCAGGTTCACTCCGGTAGCGAACACCTGACGGCAGGCCGCCTCCCGCTCGAACAGCACGCCGCAATACAATACGGGGGTGTCGTTCTCGATGAGGAAGAAGGAGCGAATACCGCCCTGATCCTTGAGCTGCCCGAGCAGTTCAGTCACGGTATTCGCTGTCACGCGGTATTGTCCGATGTGCTGCTCGCCGAATACCCTGAACTGCACGCCGAGTTCTTGATCCCGGAGTATCTGTTCCACCGTGGCCGACTTATAGGAGAGTTTTTTCGCCTCTTTCTGCTTGAGTTGGAACATATAATCTTCGCAATGAATTTCGATCGGGGTTTTCAGCCCTATCGTGGTGACGAATCCCCGAAAGGCAAGCTCCAGTTCGTCATCATATCCCAGCCATACGGTCACTTCGTCGCCTCGCTTGATCGGGATGCGCTCTTCGTTCTGCCAACGCACCTTCTTCGGGAGCTTCAGCACGCACGTATCCGTGAGCGTGTCCGTGTCGCGGGTAATCTCCACTTCGGCGACCTTATCGAACTCCCACTTCTTGCCCGTGCCTTTGATTTCGATTTTGGCGGTCAGTTTGAACATCGTTTGAATGACGGTTAAACGGCGTTTAATACTCGGTACATTTGATTACATAATCTTCATCGGAGAAGGCCCGCACGTCGATCGTCTGGCGGTTCGACCATGTTTCCTGGTTGAGCGAGAACCTCGACACTACGATGCGCGAAATGCCGAACAACTCGAAGAAGGTGCTCGATACTTTCACGGCTTGATTTTCGTCGAGAAACTTCTTTACCTCCCTGATCCCCGCTTCGGGATATTCGTCCACGATCACCCCGTCGCGCACGGCCACGATACCCACTGAAAGCGATATCGAATAATCGCCCAGACAAATGTATTCCTTGATCGTGCCGCCCAGTCCCACGAGCTGCGTGCGGATGATGTGTTTCTCCTGCGAGATGTTCACCGTGGCGTCGTTGATGACCAACGTGCTTTTATCTTCGCGGGTCAATACGAGTTTAGTCAGGGCATAACGCGATTCCCAATATTTGGATTCGGTAATCGGTAAAGAGAGTCCCTTTCCTGCGATTTCACCGCCGTGTCCCTCCCAGGAAGGTTTTTTTGCATTTTCCTGCGATGGCTGGAATCGACACAAGGCCAGACGTGCCTGTTGTGCGACACCTGCGGCGACGAACGCAAAACTTATCGGTTGGAACGTTCCCATCATCCTGCAAAGTTTATATCGTTTACGGCGGCTACCACGGTCTCGGTAATCATATCTTTCACCCGGCCGACATCCTCGCGCAAGTTCGTCGTGTGGATTTCGAAACGGTCGATCAGCTTGTCGATATGTACGGTGATGTTGCGTATTTTGTCGGTCTTCGGCGCTGCGGCCGCAACGGTGGCTCCGGAGGTCTGCAACCCTGCGGCAAGCGGATCAGGCGTCGGCAGTACACCATCCGAGGACGGTTCTCCTGCAGATGCCTTTTCTTTGGCTGCGGCCTCGGCCTTCGAGCGGGCGATTTCCTCGTCGTAGGCTTTGGTGAAGGCGGAACCGACCTCGGCCCCGAACTGGGAAAATCCGCCCTTCATACGCTGAATTGCCTCCCGGATGCCCTTGCCGTCGAACTTGAACGCCGCGACGATCAGGTCGCCGATCCCGCCGAAAACGTTTTTCGCAAGCTCCCAAATACCCGAAAATACAGCTTTGAACGAAGCCCACAACCCCTTGAGCGTTGCGCGGAATTTGACCGAAGTATTCCAAAAATGAATGCCGATTGCCGCAAGCGCAGCGATTGCCGCTGCGATCCAGCCGACGAGCGGGATGCTCATGATCGCAACGCTCACGGCCCGACATGCCGTTACGGCCGCCAGTTTGAACGTCGCAAAGCCCGCCGAGGCGATCCCTGCGAATGTCGCCGAGGCCGTACCGCCTGTTACCAGCGAAAGGATATACGCGCCGAGGGCCTTGATTCCCGACCAAAGTCCGACGGTAGCGAACCGCACTGCGGCGACAGTGGCCTGGAGGATATTCCTCCCGAATCCCAGCGCCTGAACCTTGCCGATACTCAAATAGCCGTTATACATCTGAAGTGAGAGGATCGCGCCGCTCATGGCTCCGATCGTGCTGCGCCACATCCCCGCGAAATTCAGCGTCCGGATGAAGGCGATACCCTTACCAATCCCGATGAGTAGCGGCGTGATCTGTGCCAGCGGCACGAGCGAGCTGACGACGACCTCGACCCAAATGCCCCAGTCGCCCGAGGCGTTGAACAGCGAGATTTTAAGGTCGTCGAACCGCGCACGGACACGCGAGAGCCGTTCGTTGTAGCTCTCCATGATGATCCCGGCCTGCTCGACGGCCGTGTTCGTCCCGGTGATGGCTCCTTCGTAGCGGCGGATTTCGTCGATACCCTGCACGAGAGCCATCGCCGCGTTGCTGTTCTCCATGCCGAAAAGCTGAGAGAAAAGCGCCGAATCCTTGAGGACGACTTTCAGCGGCTCGAGGCGCTCGGCCAGCGTCCGCGTCTTGTCCGTCAGCAGCCCGACGTCCACCCCTGCGACCTGCAGCTCTTTGAGCGTCTCCTTCGGAAGGAACCGCCCGCGGCTCAGGATCATCATGACGTTGCGCAGCGCAACGCCGCCTTCGGCGCCTTTCTTTCCGGCCTTGTCGAGCACCTGGATCGCAGCGTTGGTCTCCTCGAACGACACTCCGGCGCCTTTGGCTGCCATGCCGCATTGCTCGAGGGCCACCTTGATGGCCGGAAGCTCGGCGGAACCCTCCTTGCCCGCGGCGGCCATGACGTTCATCATCTCGGCCATGCGGCGTGCTGCCTCCATCGGGTCGGCCAGCGAGACGCCGTACTGGTTCATCGCCGTGGTCAGCACCTCGGCGGCGGCCGTGGCATCACCGCCCATCGTCTTGCTCAGGATGGCGATGTTGTCGCCCATCGCGCGGAGCGCATCGGGGTATTTCGCCAGCTCGGGAGACAGTTGCGAAAGCAGCAACTTGTAGGACTCGATCGATTGCGCTGCCGAGCCGCCGAAGGTCTTGGCCGTTTCGCGGGCATACCCCTCGATCCGGCGGAGGCTCTCGCCTGTTTCGCCCGATATGGCCGAAAGATCGGCCAGCGATGCGTTGAGCGCGGCGCCTGGCTGCAGGGTCTCCTGCATCGTGCGGCCCACGCCCTCGACGTACTGCGTGAACTGGTTCAACGCGAGCAGCTTGCCTTCGAAGCTGTCCCACAACCCCGCGGACTTGCGGATGTTGTCGTTGAGCTTCTCCACGTTCTGGGAGATGCCCTGCACGACGACATCGCAGTTGCCCGTGATGTTGAAGGAGTAGTTGAAAGAATAGTTGCTCATCGTTTACCCGGCTCCTCGTCCGAGGAGAATAGACGTCCTAAAAGTTCTGCGAAATTGCGCAGCCGTCGGCGCTCCAGCCATACGGCCTGCTGGTACAATGCGGCCCACTCTTCATAGGAGAGCGTGCCGGGGTCGATATGAAACGCGGCCCGGATCAGGGCGCACCCCTTCGGGATGGACTGTTCGTCGTCGTCCGAAAGGGCGTGCGCCCCTACAAGTTTTTTAACTCCGTATGACAGGTAGCGAACAGCTCACCCAGCGCCCCGAGTGCCGAGGTCTTGAGGATCGCGTCGTTCTGCACAAGCGGGCTGCCGCCGAGCCAGCAGTTCTTGAACATCACCTCGGCGCCCTTGAGTTCATCCTGTCGGCTCACGGCGCTGACGGCCGACATGGTATCCATCGACGGACGGCGGAAATAGCCGATGTGGCGTTCCCCGGCCATGTCGTCGTAGATATCTACAGCCACGACGCGGCCGTGGGCCTGCTTCCAAGACTGCCTCACTTCGTCCGTCACACCTCCGTCGAAGACGGGATACCCGGCACGCACGGTGGCCAATTCTTTCTGCTCTTGCTGTTGTTTGTTTTCCATAGTCGAAAAAAATAGGTCGTTTGTTAGGCTTTCGGCTGGCCCCACTCAATATGAGAGGGGATCAGCGTGAGTTCGATCTGCAGGTTCAGGTCGCCCTCCTTCCAGTCCACCTTGTTCTCGGTGAACTGGCAGTTGCGGATTTTGTCCGTCGAGATGATGCCGCTCTCGGGCAGATACGACACCGTGATGTCGAAAGGCGCGATGTCCTGCAGGCGGCCGTTCGGCGCCTGCCGCTGCAGGGCCACGACCTCGCTCTTGTAGAGGGTGATCGACGCCGAGGGCGTGATGCGCCCTTTCGAACGGGACACCGGATGCCGTCCGGCGCCGTAGTTGTTCTGCACGTCCTGGCTGTCGCCGTACTTGATCGCCGTGATACCGACGAACGGCACGCCGTTGGCCGCAGCGACGATGTCGCCCCAGGCGTATTCCACGCCGTTGATCAGCGGAATAGAGGTTGTAACGCTCATTGTATTCTGATTTTAGCGGTTAGACACTCTCGGCATAACCGATTTTCACTTTGATACGTCGCACGACACCGACGCCGACAGGACGGATGACGATCTCGATTTCGGAGGTGGCGAGCACGTTCTGATCCGGGTCGATTTCGACGACATAGCCGCTCAGCTCGCCCGCCTTCTCCATATCCTCGAGGGCCTTCTGCGCCGTGGTCTGCAGGAACTCTACGCTGTGCGTCTGGAGCTGCCCCGTCGATTTATCTATATAGACGTTTCCGCCCAGTTTCGGCAGCAGGTAGGTGCGGATGCCCCGCACGACCTTGTCCATCGTGCGGACGTTCTCGATGTAGGCGTAGTCGCTCGTGGCATCGTCCATCGTGTGCGAATCGTTCAGGTACGAGCCCGACAGTCCGGAGTAGGTCACGAAGAACAGGTAGCGGGCCGCATCGAGCGATTCGACCACAGCGCGGTCGAGTGCCGTAAGCAGCGTGCCGTCTCCGAAGGCGGGGACGTCGATGCCCGCGGGGAACTTCTCGATCCAGGCGGGGGATTCCTGCACGGAGGCGCTGGAGACGATGCCGAGCAGGACGCCCAGCCCCGAGACGGAGGCTTTCGCCGTCGCGTTGTCTTGGTCAGCATAGAGCGCCGCGCCCGTGGAGCTCCCGGCCTGGCCGATGATGACCGACACGCGCTCCTTGTCCCCGGCGGCATCCGTCGGAAGGGACGCGACGGCCGCGACTTTCGGGGCGTAGAGAATACTCAGCGGCATGTCCTGCCCCTCGAGCGTCGCGGCGACACCCTGCAGGGCCGTGAGGTTCTCCTTCGAGAACGCCACGTCGCCCTCCCAGACGCCTATCTGCCGGAGGCGGCCTCCGGCGAAGTTCTGCATCTTCTTCACGTCGGCATAGGTGTTGGCGCCTTCGGCTTTCGGGAAGATGCCCACATAGAGGCTGATGCCCGGGTTGAGCCGGAATATTTCCGAGAGCTGGTAGTGCATGAGACGGATGATCCACTCCTCGGCGTCAGCGGTGATTCTGAGCTTCTCGGCCGTCTCGATCTGGGAGACGGCCTTGATACGCTCCGTCTCGGAGAATCCCGACGGCAGCGTGTCTGTGTAGAACATGATCCCCGAGATATGGTCTTCGCCCGCCAGCTTGCGGGGGATGTTGCCGTTCGTGCGTTCGAATGTTAAGGACTGCATCAGGCTTTGAGGTTTTGATTGGTTACTTCGACGACGGTCGTGTCCTTGAGCGTGCGTCCGTAATTGACGGCGTCGCAGCGGTTGAAGAAGGCCGTGCCGTCCGAGGCCACATGTACGGCCTTGCGGTCGGGGTAGCTGCGGAACACTTCGCGGGCGATGCGCTGCGCGGCACTCTCCCGCACGGTTCCGGAACCTCTGGCCGGAGTTTTCGTCGTGCAGGCCGGATCTTTTGCCGTAGCTGCCGGCTTTTTGTCCGAGGTTCTGTCGGAGGCTTCCGGGGCTTCGGAGCCCGAGAAGGACGCTCCGGCCTCCTCACCGGAGATATCGGTGGCGGGCGCCGTTTCAGCGGCAGAGGCCGCAGGTTCCGAAACAGCGTCGGCAGGAGCTTCAACGGAGCCGTTTCGATCGGTCTGTACGCCTTCCTGCGACACTTCGGTCGTGGCGGCGTTTTTCTTATTTTTCTGTGTCATTGTGAAATGTGGGTTTCTCGTTTCTTGAAAATACGATGCAGGCCATAGGCCATAGTCAATAGCCCGACGACGCACAAAACATACTGCCACCATGCGAGACCTCTGCGGGTCTTGATTTCGGTCGTCGCAGCAAGGCTCCCCTCACGGATGGAATCCGCACGGACGCGGAGGACTGTATCATTCCGGACCATCGCGCCCGCTGTTTCTCCGGCCGTGTGTGCTTCCTCCTGCCGGAACCGGTTCGTTTCTTTCTCGGAGTCGGCGGCAATCCGGCGTTCGGTAGTTTCGCACATCAAGGGCGGTTTGCCCGTCAGCGTGTCAGCCGGACGACTGGTATCGTACACCCGCATAACGATCTCCACATTCTCGGTACGTTCCCGCTCCCGCATCCGTTCGGCGGCCAGTTCGCAGCTGAGCGCCTCGTATAACCGTCGAAAAGCGAGACTGTCGTGAACTGCGGTCTGTTCGGCGAAGAATCGCTTCTGTGAGTTACTGTGCAGCTGTTCCGTCCTCGTCTCCATCCGCTTCATCGGCGAGCAGCTCATGGCTGACAGGACAATCGGCAGAGTGAGGACAGGCAGGAATTTTCTCCACAGCCCGGCGGAATTTATTGACATCATGGCGTAGGTTTTTGATCTCCGTTTTCAATGGTTTGACAATCTGTTCCAACAGAATTTCATTTCCCTGACGGACATTGTCGAGTTCTACACCCTGGTTGTCGGCCTGCTTCTTCGCTACGTCAGCCCGCAGGCTCTTGACTTCGGCCGCATATTTCTGTCGCGTGAATATCGAACCGAGCCACGCGCTCAACGGAGTGGCGACAATCGCCACAAGGGCAAGGATTACTTCTGTTGTCATTGCTCGATTCCGATAGTTTCCAGCCAGGTCCCGACGTCGAACGACGGGCAGGCTTTATGGACGGACGGAAGGTCGCGGTGGCCGACGATCCGCACCCCGGGGTGTGCCCCGTGGAAGTCGATAACGTAGCGTGCGAGCGCCTCTCTCTGCGCGTGCGTCCGGGTATCTTTCGGCGTCTTGCCGTCAGAAGCCACTCCTCCGGCGTAGACGATGTGCCGGGATACTCCGTTGTAGCCAGCCGCGCCATTCGTTATTTCCCACGGGTCCACGAAAGCGTCTTCGTTGTTCCCGACCAGCCGCTCTACCGTCCCGTCCAGGTGGATAAGGTCCGTATATCCTACCTGCTTCCAGCCCCGGCCTCCCTCCGAGGGCGGGGAGGTGTGCCACCGCCGGATGTCGGCGGCCGACACCTCGCGCCCTTCGGGGGTTGCGGTGCAATGGATAACCAGATATTGCAGAGCCTTTTTCATTGTGAAATTCTTTCGTAGATGCCTATTCCGTTTTTGCGCTTACGATCGCACCGAAACCCTCGTTGCGCAGCGGCAGACAGATCGTATAGGTGCGCATCGAGAAGAGATTGCGCTGATTCTCCGGGTCGCTTGACGCCTCGCGCAGGTAGGACTTCGTCGAGCCGTCGGCACGCATCGCACGCTTGGTGGTGAAGGCTACGGACGACTGGCGGTCGCTTTCGCCCACGACGGCGCCGTATGCTTTCTTCTTGAGCGTCGTCGTGTCGTAGTAAGGGCACTCGTCGTACTCGTAAACGTCGAAGCCGTACATCTTGGCGATCTTGCCTGTGGTGTAGTCGTACACCTGCTTCTCGAAGCGCTGATCGGTTTCCAGCAAGTCGGCAACGTGATCCGCGCATAGGACGAGAATGCGGCCCTCTTTGGGGATTTTCAGCTTGTCGAACTTCTTCTTGAGCGCCACGATGTCCGCGCGGGTCAGCTTCTTGCGTCCGTCGGCCGTAGCTTCTCCCGTCGTCACGAGAACCGGAGTCTTGTCCGTGTTCTCCGCAGGAGCCAGCGAGTGAATCGCCCGCGAATACTTCTTCTCGAAGAACTGATCCTTGTGCTTCTCGATCACCAGAGCCATCTTATCATAACTGATCGCATGGAGTTCGTCGTCGGTGATAGGCGTAGGACGCGACTGAAACTTGTCGAGTTCGACGGCCTTATCGCCATCCGGAAGGTCCTGCACCGTCAGCGGATAAGTCGAGTTATTGACCAAAATCTCGGGATCGGCACCCACATCGACGAAGTGGATCACGTCGTGCTTCACATAGGCGTCGTAGGAGCGGATGGCCTGATACCAGCCGATGCTCTCGGCCGACGTGCGGAACGCCTTGATAAGCTCCCCGGTCCACACCTCGGTGTAGATGCCGGCGCCCAGAGCACCCGAGGGCAGCAGGCCGCCGCAAAGCCCCGATGCCAGAGCAACGCCATTCACGGTTGCAACACCCGCAAGCGGGGTGAAGTCGAGGGCGCAGGCAAGCGTCGCTCCGATCGCGGAGTTGATGCCTATCGCCGTAAAGAGGCCCAGGAGGGCCAAAAGGATTTTTCTCATTCGTGGAAAAAATTAGAGTTAGTCGTTCATGAAGTCCGGGGCCACGCCGTAGTGGGCCTTGAACGCTTGGACGTACTGCGTGGGGTTCTCACGGCGCAGGGTCATCTTCTCCTCGTCGGAGAGCTTGTCCCAGGCGAGCGTCTGGTGTCCGTTTCCGGAACCCTTTTCGTCAATGAAGTCCGAAGGGCGTCGGGCGGGAGTCATCATCGAGAGCGTGTCGCGCAGCGTCTCGATGCCCGCCTTCTGGCCCAGCTCGAGCATCTTCGGTTCCTGGGCCTCGGTGATCAGACCTTTCTCGCGTGCTGCGGTGACGGCATCCGTGATACGGGCCAGCGTGAGTGTTTCGTTCTGGGTTTGCAGCGCTTTGATCGCGGCGGTCGCATCCGCTTCGGTCGCTGTGGGGGAAAGTCCCAGCGCCATTAAAATCTCATTCATCTGAAAAGTCGTGTTTTGGGGTTTGTCGTCGGGTTTGAGTAAAGGCAACAGGTCGTTGTCTTCGTCTTTTGCAAGGGTGAGCTGCTTGCCATCGTTATACAGGCGGACTTGCAAGGCGTCGTCGTTGGCTCCCACGTCCACGATGGAAACTTCGAAAAGTCTGGACCGTATGATGGTCGGGCGGGTCTGCCCCTGCACCAGGTATTGCGGATCGTCGGAACATTCGATGATGTCGATGCCCGCCGAAAGCATCCGCAGCGTACCGCGTTCCCATTTGGCGGCGATGACCTTCTCTTCCTCGGTGTCCTTGTCGATTTTCGGAGTTCCGAAAATTTTGTCTCCATCCACGCGGATATTCTCCATAATGCCGATAGGAATGTCCTCGCGGGAACCGCGCCGGTGCATGTACAACACGATGGGGTTCTTTTTGTACTGTTCGATGTCGAGCCCTTCGGTAAGGATACGGGTTCCATAAGCGTTCAGGGCGCTGGTGCTGATGACTGCTTCTCGTGCCATTCAATCGTTTTCGGCCCCGGACACCGCCGACACGCAGGTCGGCGGCGCGGATGGCCTCGGATGCAAAAAAGGGTTTGTTGCGGGGACAGGACTCGAACCTGCGACCTTGAGGGAATGAACCTCACGAGCTGCCGACTGCTCCACCCCGCGATTCTGGTGCAAAGATGCAATGTGTAAGTTGCAGCAACAATTAGAGTGTAAAAATCTTACACTCTGTTTTCTACACCCTTGTTTAAGGTGCATTTTTGTCCTGTCTAACGCCCCGTCGGGGGATCATTTCATTTTATGAATGGGTAAAAGAATAGCTTCCGAGCTGAAAGAGTTCGCCGAGCTCCTGTACATGCAGGGTACACCGCAGAACATCATCGCCGAGAAAGTCGGCGTCTCGAAAAACACCGTGAACGCATGGGTTACAACAGGATGTTGGGCCGAAAAGAAAATAGCGCAGTCGCTTACCCGCAAGCAAGTCGTGAACAATATCCTGCGCTCGATCAATAATGTCGCCGAGAATCTCGGCAACAACAAGGACATCACCGATATCGGAGGGACCAGCGACCGACTGGCCAAGCTCGCCGCGACGATCAAGACTCTCGACAAGGAGGTATCGGCCGTGGATTATATGGAGTGCTTCATGAATTTCGGGAAGTGGCTCGAGGGACGCTCGGAAATCGACCCGGAGGTTACACCGCAGCTCTGTATGACGGTGAACGACCTGCAAAACAAATTCGTCATCGAAACGCTCGGTGTCGGTAAAGGCAAATAACGATGGCTTCCAACATAACCAAAACCTTTGCCGAATGGCAGCGGTGGTGCCGAACCGTACAGGAGCGCACGCCTATTCTGCCTGAAGCTCCCGCCGAGAAGCAGGCCCGCATCCGCCGGGCACGGCGCGATTACAATTTCTTCGTCGAATATTACTTCCCGCATTATACCGACGACCCGGCGACAGGCAAGCATACCGCGTGCGCCCCGTTCCAGATCGAGGCGGCGAACCGCGTGTTCCGCAGCCGCAACTACAAGGGTGTCGAGAAATGGGCACGCGGCCATGCCAAAAGCACCCATTTCGACATCTTCATTCCTATGTGGCTCAAAATTCAGGAGCCGCGCGAGCTGAACGTCATGGTCCTTGTCGGCAAGTCCGAGGAGAATGCCAAGACGCTGCTCGGCGACCTGCAGGCCGAGTTGCAGTTCAATCGACGCTACATCGCCGACTTCGGCGTGCAGTACAACGCGGGCGACTGGCAGGAAGGCCGTTTCGTTACGGCCGACGGTTGCGCCTTCTTCGCACGCGGCCGAGGACAGTCCCCGCGCGGCCTGCGTTACCGCAGCCGACGACCCGACTACATCACGATCGACGACCTCGACGACGACGAGCTGTGCGAGAACGAGAGCCGCGTGAAGCGCCTCACGAACTGGGTAAAGGAGGCCCTGTTCGGTACACTCGACGGCGGTCGCGGGCGGTTCATCATGGTCGGCAACCTCATCAGCAAGAACTCCGTGCTGGCGGCGATGGCCCGCTCCAAAGGCATGCACGTCTCGCAGGTGAACATCCTCGACAAACAGGGCAATGTGTCTTGGGCGGCCAAATGGACACGCGAGGAGGTGCAGCAGATGGCGGACTTCATGGGCTATCGTTCTTTTCAGAAGGAGTTCATGAACAACCCGATCACCGAGGGCGCCGTATTCCGGCAGGAGTGGATTCGCTGGCGCGAGCCGCTGCCGCTTTCGAAATACGACTATTTGGTGGCCTACTGCGACCCGTCGTTCAAAAACTCCTCGAAAAATGACTACAAGGCCATCAAGCTGTGGGGCAAGGTCGGAACCGAGCTTCATTGCCTTGCGGCCTTCGTGCGGCAGTGCTCCGTCGCGGAGATGGTGCGCTGGTTCTACGACCTGCACGAGCGGGTGCCCGAAAACGTCGTGGTCGAATATTACATCGAGGCGAATTTCCTGCAGGACATCCTCCTCGACGAGTTCACGCGCGAGGGCAAGCTGCGCGGATACCAGCTCCCCATCCGCGCCGACCGACGCAAGAAGCCCGACAAGTTTCAGCGCATAGAGGCCATATCGCCCCTCTGGGAGCGCGGATTCGTATTCTACAACGCCCGGATGCAGCGCGACCCCGACATGCTCACGGCCATCGACCAAACCCTCTGCTTCGAGAAGGGGATGTCCGGGCACGACGACGCCCCGGATGCTGACGAAGGAGCGATCTACAAATTACAGCAGCACACCCGCGAACAGGCATTCGTGCCGTCGATCGGGCGCAGACACATATCATCGAAAAGACTATGGTAAAACTATTCAGGGCGCTGGTATTCCGGCACCGCCTCAAAAAACAGATTCGTCTGGCCGACGAACGCAAGCGCCGCACAGGAAAGAAGCAGTTCGTCATCAACCTCGGCGGCCGCCCGCTGTGCGTGTCGAAGGAGCACATCCGGCGGCTGGCAGCCGAAAGGTTTTATCGGCCTGGCGTGACGGTCGCAGACATTGCGGCCGCAGCGATCTATAAAACCAACTGACGAATGTTTCTCGAAGATAAGGACTACAAGGTCGTATGCACGGACGAGGTGCTCGATATCATCACGCAGAGCGATCCCGAAAATCGTATCCGGGCGGAATTGAGCGCACAAGAGGAGGCCGAAGGTTATCTGCGTTCCCGTTACGACACGTGCAGAGCCTTCGCACAGCAGGGCGCCGACCGCAATCCGATGCTTGTGCGTGTCGTGATCAGCATCGCCCTCTACTACCTCGGGCAGTCGCTGCCGCAATACATGGGGGACGAACAGCGAGAGGCAATGTACAACAACGCTATCGCATGGCTCAAGGACGTGCAGAGCGGAAAGGCCATGCCCGACCTGCCGCTCTATGAATCCGAAGAGGGTGAAGATATGCAGAATCCCGTGCGGTTCGGATCGCTTCCGCCCCGACGATACGGGTATTAAACACTTTTCAAAGACTTGTCAAATACCTATTGAATGGGTAAAAAGAAAATAGTTGCGGGCGGCGGATTCGAAGGCCGGACCTACGAGTCGCTGCTCATGGCCGCACGCGCTGCCAAGACCCCCGAGCAGAAGCGCAGCGTTCTCATACAGCTCAAACAGGTGACGGCCAACCTCACGCAGAAGGATATCGCCACCTGGCGCACGGCATGGCAGATGGCCATCAACATCGAAAACCCCAAACGTTCGCAACTCTACGACTGCTACACAGATGCCCTGATCGATCTCCACCTGACGGGCTGCATGGGCCAGCGCGACGGCAAGACCCTGCAAAAGAAGTTCGTTTTGCGGACCAAAGACGGAAAAGAGGATGCCGAAGCCAAAAAGATTTTCGAGCGTCAGTGGTTCGCTGATTTCGTGGGTTATGTTCTCGAATCCCGCTATTGGGGCCACTCGCTCATTCAGATGGGCGACGTAACGACAATCAATGGCGTCCGTTCTTTTACGGACGTGTCGATAGTGCCCCGCAAGCATGTTATTCAGGAGTTCGGCGTTATTGTCAAGGATGCGGGCGACGACCCTCAGCGAGGCGTGAGCTTCCGAACAGGACCGTATTCGAAATGGTGTATTGAAGTCGGGAAGCCCCGCGACCTCGGGCTGCTGCTCAAGTGCGTCCCGCAGGCGTTCTCGAAGAAGAACATGCTGGCATACTGGGATGTCTTCGGGGAGCTGTTCGGAATGCCGATCCGCATTGCCAAAACCAATGTTCAGACCGGATCGGAACGCAGCCGCATTGAAGCGATGCTCGAGAATATGGGAGCGGCGGCGTGGGGACTTTTCCCCGACGGCACGGATATCGACATCAAGGAGTCGAGCCGCGGGGACGCTTTCAACGTTTACGACCGCCGCATCGACCGGGCCAATTCCGAAATGTCGAAGGGTATCCTGAACCAGACGATGACCATCGACAACGGGTCATCCCTTTCGCAGAGCGAGGTACACCTCGAAATCTTCGAGAATGTCTGTGCGGCCGATGCCGCAATGGTCCGCAATATCGTAAACGACAAACTCATTCCCTTGATGCTCGAACACGGGTTCTCCCTCGAGGGGCTCAGTTTCGACTGGGACGAGGCCGCATCGTTCTCGCCCTCCGAGCGCCGCGAGATGGAACGCATGATCCTCCAGTCCTACGACGTGGACCCCCAGTATTTCATCGACCGATATAAGATTCCGATCACGGGAAAACGTTCGGACGGTTTTTTCGAGTAGGGGCTGATTCCGATAGCGGAAAGGACAGTCCCGAGCACAAAACCGCCACACACGCCGCGGGAACACCCAACTACGCCCTTTTCCACAGGGCGATGGGTGATCTGTACGACAGTGCTACGCTCGCCCTGAAAAAGGACGAAATGCCGCAATTCCGGCACGCTGCATTCGACAAAGCCGCACGAGCCGTGTACGAAAGAGGAGAGTTTTCGCCTGCGATGCTGCGCGACGAGCGTGTGCGGGGACTAATCGACGAGACGAACCGCGTGCTCTCATCCGCGCTTACCGTATCGCATGAAACGCCGCCCGAGCTCACGGCGGCACTGCGCAACAACGTCTTTATTTTTTCGGGACTGAAAACCTACCATTCGCTCTCGGAGGTCGGCCTGTCGCTCACCGATGAGGAGGGCAACACCAAATCCTTTGCCGATTTTCACCGTGACGTAAAGGCCATAGATGCCCGTTATAACAGCAACTACCTCTATGCCGAATACAACCACGCCGTCCATTCCGCACAGATGGCCGTGAAGTGGTACGACTGGGAGAAGGACGGCGACGAGTACGATCTGCAATACCGCACGGCGGGCGACGAACGTGTGCGCGAGGCGCACAGACAGCTCGACGGCGTAACACTTCCGCCCGGCGACAAGTTCTGGGACCGTTACCTCCCGCCAAATGGCTGGAATTGCAGATGTAACGTTGTGCAGGTGCTGCACGGCGATTATCCCCGCTCCGACAGCGACGCCGTAACGGTGATCGGCGACGAGTACACCCGTGACCTCAAGGCCCAAATGTTTCGTTTCAATGCCGGAAAAACGCTCACGATATACCCCAAGAAGCATCCATACTACAAGGCCCCTGCGAAAGCGAAACAGATCGTCGAGCAGATGTCCGCCGAGCTGCGAACGCAGCAGCAGGTCGTCGAGTTCATGAACGCATCCGAAGAACGCAGGGCATGGTTCGAACGCGGATTCAAGGCCTTACGGAAAGAGACGAATCCGCGGAATAACGGCAGTACGGATTGCGCAGGAACGATTTGGATGAACAAGGATCGACTCAAGCACGTACTTTCCGGGCTGACTAAATTGCGCCAGCAGAGTGAAATATCCTTCGACGAGGCCGATGCGCTGGCAACCTTCTGGCACGAGATCACGCACAACCGGAATAAGCGGGGAAATATCAATATGACGGCGCTGCAAATTCAATACATGGAGTTGGCGAACGAGTTCGTTGCCCGAAAAACATTGCCGGAATTTTATAAAGCCGTGGGAGGCAAGATGCAGCATCCCGAGTTTATGAACAATCGCAGTTCGACGGGGTACAATCGGTGGGTCCGCAACTATTGCAAGGCTATCGAACGGACCGGAGCAGACGCTGACAAGGTACTGGAGGCCGTGCGTGAACATCTGTTTACACAGTCTTACGACGACCAGAAAAACGGATTGATAAACGCCTTGTTGCAAGGCGGTGCGCATACGTCCTCCGGAACAAAGATCGGGAAGCGGACATGCAGCGAAATCGTAAGAGAAAGTTTATGGTATTCCGAGGAAGGATTTGAAAAGTATTTGGAATCGCTTATTCGTTGAAAATAGCTCGGTACTCCTGCGCAAATTCGGACCTGATAGCCGTTACGAGCTCGGGGTCCTTGCAAAGTTCGGCAAAGGCTATGAACGTAATGACTCGGTTCTGCTCCGAAGCCGGTGCGTTTTCCGGACTCAAAGTGCGCAGAAAATCCTCTTTGTCGGCCTCGCTGTGTCCTTCGATAATTGCATCGAGAACATCAGGGTCGTCCGTAAAGTCGAGGAACGTCTTGCTCCGAAGTTGTAAGTTGTCGTTGGCCATTGGACAGAGATGCATTTTCGCAAAAGTAATATTTTTGAACTTAAAAAACAAAACAATGCCTAAAAACCGAAGTATCGTGCCCCGTGTGTTGAATGATATGCGAGTGAAACTTGCTGAAATGTTCGACGACAATTTCCGCAGGCAGGGGTTCTTCGGCGACAAATGGACGCCAAAAAAGGTGCTCTCAAAAGGTGGCAGCACGACAATTCTAATTGTTACAGGCGCCATGCGCCGTGGAATACGGGCCTCCGTACAGGGCAATGGGGTTGTCTTTACATCCGACAAACCCTATGCCGCTCTGCACAACGAGGGAGGACAGTTCCGACAAAACGTCCCGGCGCATTATCGCAGTCGCGCCGGACGGCGATACCGTGTCCGGGCGCATACCCGGACGATGAAGATGCCCCAGCGTCAGTTTATCGGCGATCACGAACGGGTGCGGGAGGCGATCACGGCGATCATGACCCGCCATCTCGAGCGCGTTAGCCGCGACCTTACCAAAATCACACGGATATGAGAAAGACCCTTTTTCTGACCCTTACGGAGCGTCTCGAGCAGGTCGTATGGATCGACGGCGTGCCGACCTTCGAGCCGGATGCCGCGAAGCGCGAGGGCTGCAGGCGCGTGTTCCGGCACTTCGACCTGTGGAACGAAAATATTCCCCAGCTCGTCAAACAGCGGCCGTTCCCCACGCCTGCAGTATTTTTCGAGTTCGAACCGCTCCGCTGGAGCTATGCCGGGCAGCGGGTCCGGGAGGCCGACGTCGTACTGCGCCTGCACGTCATCACGGCGACCGTGGCCACGTCCGAAGCCGGGAACAGGTACCGGAACAAGGCCCTCGAGCGATTCGACATCATCGATGCGCTCACGCAGGCCCTGCTCGGATTCTCCTATGACGACGGCCTTCGCCAGGCCGGAACGATGCGGGCATACGAATCCGAAACGGATCACGATCACGGGGAGGTCTGCGAGGACATTGAAAGCTGGGTGACACATTGCCGCGACGCCTCGGGGTGTGATCTTCCCCAGCCGACGACACAGCCCTTGCGCCTCGGGATCGGTGCCCCGAAGTAACGAACAACCCCCTGCATCATGGCAGGGGGTTGTCGTTGAATAGCGAGAGTTGCTGCTTTCGTTCCCGTTCGAGGCATTCGGTCTCCTCGGCTCTCTGAAGTTCACCGGGCGGAGTGGAAACGTAATTGAGGAACGTGCGGTAACACATCGGGTACTTCGGATAGACATGCTGTCTCCATACCGCTTTGTAGCATTTTCTCAACACACCCGATTCGTAATGCTGGTTTACGATGTCACAGACCAGCTTGATGCGTCGCAACGTGTTGATATTCCTTTTTCCACCCTTTTTGCCCATTCTCCGAAAAAATCGCTATCTTTGTCAAAACTTCGACCTTTCGACTCGTTAGCTGATTTTTTCGGCGACGGGTCTTTTTTATTCCGTCTGTCCGGCGAAAGGCTCGATCTTCACCGTGCCCTCGTTTACCTTCCAGACGCGGCCCCGGCCGTCGCAGACCGGACAGGGACGGGTCGAGCGGCCTGCCTTCGGCGACGATCCGTCCTCATGTCCGAAGACGTACTCCTCGGCAACATAACCCCGACCGCCGCAGTTGCGGCACAGTTCGACGGTCGTCCTGCGATACTCCCGCGTCTTTTCCATTCGGCCTAATCCTCCTTCTCCTTTTTGGGTTCGACATAGAACGCCTCGTCCTGATCGACATAGACGCCGCACTTGGTGAACAGCTCCGCCATGCCCTCCTCGTCCCGGTCGGCGAGCATCTTGTCGCGGGTGATCTCCTCCGTCAGGCGGATGTACTTCGGCAGGAACGTCTTCACCAGCTCCAGCACAGCCGCCCACGTGAAGCCCTTGCGGTTTTTCAGTTTCGGGGTTCCCGTGCGGAATCCGATAATACCGTGCGTCGTTTCCAGCGACCGACGCTTCGTAAACAACACTTCACGCTGTTCTGTGGCGAACACCTGCATCACCTCGAAGGCTTCGCGCTTCTGGCCCTCCAGTTCCGCCAGACGATCGGCATACTGCTCGCGGATAGCGACGAACTGCCGATCCATTTCAGCCGTGATGCTCTGGGCCTCGGCGTCAGCCGTGGCGTAACGTCCGAATGCATCCTCCATTGCCTCGCGCGTGACGCCCGAGATGATGATCTTCTTTTCTCTCTTTGCCATAAAATTTTCTCTTTTAATTGTTGTCCGTTTACCTTTTTTGTCCGAGGTCCTCCGATCCGCAGATCATTCAGCAGCGCCCCCAGTTCCGTGAAATGGCAGGCCGTTTCCCTCACGGCATCCGCATAGCGCAGCAGCGCCTCGCTCATTCGTTGCGCTCGCCGCATACGATACCATCGAATTTTATCAGAACATCATGGGCACGTTTCATCGCAGCTTTCTCGATCAGTTTAGCCAACAGAGAGCGAAATTGCGAATTATCGGAAAATAATTTCTTCAGCCCGAACTGAAGGGCGCGGGAATTGCCGCCGAACAATCGGCCTCCCGTGTAGGTTTTTCCATCCTCGTTGATGCGGTTGTAGATCAGCAGTATGCCACAATCGTTCTCCACATCCGGATTGTCTTTCGCCATCTGATCGAGTGCTTGTGCGAGCGACCGTATTTGCTTGATGTAAGCCGCCGAGTCCATTTTGGGGGACTCGGACGCCGCAGCCTGCGGCGCCGCAGCATCCTTGCGGACCAGGTTTGCCGGGTGGTACTCTACAGCGTAGGTCAGTCCCGTCTGAGGATCGAGGACGTTTACCGCCATCGCATTGTACCGGAATCGAGTTCTTCCCGGGTTGTGTAGCTTTATAAACGATCTCTCATAGGGGGCCGCGATGATTTTGTACTCCACACCGTCGAGAAGGGTTTCGTGATCCGTTTTAAGGCATACGGCCTTTGCGTCGCGCGGCACGTAGCCGCAGCCGATAATTGATTTCTGTCCCATTGTCGTTGTTATTTGATGATTCGTTTCGCTTCGTCGTCGTATTCCATACGCCACATGTCGCAGTCGATCTGGTGAAGGTGGAATCCTTCCGGAGTGGCCTCGCGTGCCCATTCTTCGACGCGATCCGCGTCATTGAGTTTGTCCGAGGAAACCTCGGCCGTTCTGATCACATCGCGCTTGTCCGGCGCGATAAACGGGTTGTTCGCCCGCCAGGTTACTTTTACTTTCATGTTATCTATTGGTTAAAAGGTTGTTGTTCGTTCTTTTCAGTTGATTGCCCGTCCGATTTCCGGGGGGGGGAATTTTGCCCCGCGAGGAATGCGATCGCCGAGCTGCGGCGGCTGAACTGACGCCGGGATCCGTCCGGGAGGTGCACTTGATACTTGATCATGGGATAGAAACCGTGTTTTCCCGTGCGACGGGTCACATAGCGATACAAGCGTCCGTGGCCGCCATACAGCAGGCCTGCGTCGATAAAATCGTCGCTCCGGAATATCGCCTCCACTTCCCGGAATGCGGCGAACGGTTCGGCCGACATTTCCGTATCCGACCCATCGTTCTCTATCAGTTGCGGGAAGCGCTCGATCGAGCAGGTTACGCGGTATTTTTGCGCATAGAGGATCGCTTCCGTGCGCAGCGCTCCGAACACATAGAAAAGCAGCGGGCGCTCTCCGGCCTGTTCACGGGCGAGCAGGTCGAGTTGGAACGCCTCTGGACGACGGCACAGCGACTCCAGCACGTCGGACAGCACGTCATCCGCATACGGGAGAATGCCCAGGAAGGAGCACCAGCGCCGGGAGCCGCGCCGCCAGTCATCGTAATAACGGCTGATGTAGGGCGTCAGGGCAGGAATCATATCAGCAGGCAGTTTGGCGGCTCGCACTCTGCGAATAGATCGCCATGCTTACCAGTTCGTCGATTGTTTTCGAATCCTTCTGTTTGTTAAGGAAGGTGTTGTAGAGGTTGCGCAGCCGCTCGGCCGGAATCTTGTTGAAGCTCTCATAGCGTGTAGCGCGGCAGGCGATCGCTTTGATTTGCGCGATATTCTCCTCCTTGCCCTGCATCCGCAGCCATCCGCCAATGGCGGCGATGGCCTGCTTGCGCAGGCGGTCCATCTTCAGCGCGTCCCGATCCAAACGGCGCTCCAGTTCCCGGCAAATGGCCAACAAATCGTCGTTGCCGATGTCCGCCGAACTCTCCACGCCGTACCCTTCGATGATCGTCTCTTTCTCCTCGGCCGACAGATGCAGTCGGCTGCAAAGGGTGTGAAACTGCCGCAGCAGCCACTTTTTCTGTTTGTCCATGATATTTTGTGCCATATTTTTGAGTATTAAAGTTCTGCTCTATATTCTGCGGCTCCCTCTTCCCAGATCGTGAAGTCCTCGCCGCCTTCGCCCTTTGTTCGGTCCTCGTAGCGCGTCGTCGTGAAAACCTTGTACCCCTCGACGTGCATCTTGATATCCGAGAGTTTGCGAATTTTTTCGGCCAAAGCGGGTGACGGGTTACCCCGGTCGTCCTCGTGCGCCAGGAAGATGAACAGCTTGTTCGGGTAGTCGTTCATCAGCTTCTGGTAGTCCGCCAGCCGCATTCCGACCAGGCAGATCACCGAGTCGATGATGATCACATTCGGACTCTTGCGCTTCGACAACCGGTCCCGCAGCTCCGGGAGGGATTCCTTGTCCAGAAAGATCACTTTCGAACCCGCTGCCGCCATGTCCACGCGCTTCCAGGCTTTCTGCATCGACAGCGACAGCCCCTGTTCGAGCGAATCGAAAGCGACCTTATCGACGAATCGTGTCAGGTATTTGGCCAGCTGCAGCGCGAATGTCGTCTTGCCACTGCCCGACTTGCCGAAGATCAGCCACGACCCTTTCAACTCGGGACGTCCCAGCGCCGCCTTGAAAGGCCCGTCGAACGGAGCCGGAGCGAATTTCGCATCCGCGACATTCTTATTGCTGATCGCCTTACTCATTCGAACACAGTTTAATCATTGTTTGAAAGCCGTTTTTTCTCTGCATGCACACGCCGCTTGACCCGGCGCAGGTCGCACTCGCTGTCGTCGATGATCTCTTCGATCGTCGCGCGGTCCGTAATTCCGTTCGCCACGCAAACCGCCGCGATGTCCTCGCCATTCACCACAGGCATCGGGATGAACTTCCGGCCCACGCGCGAATAGATTTCCTTGTACCCTTTGCGGTTGGCCTTCACCCCGCGTGTGATGCGCTTCTTGAGGTAGTCCGTGGCGCAGATGATGATCCCGCAATGGTCCTCCAGCTTGTTGTAGAGCGAGATGAAGAAGCAGAGCACCTGGTCGCTCAGCTTATCGGCCTCGTCCAGCACGATGATCGGCGTGGCCTTGCGCTTGAGCGTCAAAATGGCTTCCGACATCATCTCGGCGACCGTGCTGCCCGTGGCCTCGACACCCATCGCCTGCAGCAGCTCCGTGAGGAACTGCTTGCGGTTCCAATACTCCGAGCACGACAGCGCGAACACGTCGCGGTGATGACGGGCGTAGTATTCGATCGCCTGCGACTTCCCGCACCCGGCATCGCCCGTCACGGCCAGCACCAGCGCGTTCTCCTGGGCATCGGCGAGCAGCTTGTACATCCGGTTGTAACCCTCGGTCTGGACGATGATCCATTGCCGGGCGTCGTAGCCGATCTGCGCAGCGACATTGCGCCACATTTCCTCGGTGATAAGCTCCCAGTTACCGTTAAGCATCTGCGAAAGCGTCGCAGGGCTTACGCCCTTGAGCGTCGCGGCCGCCTTGTTCTGGCTGCCCTTGTTCTCGCAATACTCCTTCAGACGGGCGGCAATGGCTTGTTTTTCGGTTGTTTTCATATTAGTAAAGATTAAATATCGACTCTTTTTTTCCGGCCGAAGGCATCGGCGCAACCTCTTCGGCCGTTTTGACTTCCAGGTTCTTCACATCCACGGGCGGCAGGCGCCGGGGTTTGCGTCGCTCCTGCTGCAGGCGCTGCTTGTGCTGCCCATTCGAATCGGATATAAGCAGGCGGGCAAGCGTATTCTGCAACTGCGGATTATCTTTGATGAGATTCGTAGTCGTTTCCGAGGCGCTGCCTATTTGTCCGAGCAAATCTTTCCGCAGGCCTCCGTTGAACTCGGCGACGCGCGAAAGCTGGCGCACATCCTCTTCGGTGCGCTCGATTTTGGCCATCGGCTGCACGTATTTGCTCTCGAGCAGGAACTGCAGCGTCCCGTCGTCATTGACGGCAAGCACATGGTCGAGGTTATCCGGGTCGTACTTCACATTCCAGCGCACGTGTGCGTATTGGCGGAACCGAGGGTCGAAGCAGTCGTAGGAACAGCGGGCGCCGAGCAGCTTCACGTTCAGACCCGAGCCCTCGAGGGCATTCTTGTAGCCCGTTTCGTCGCCGAAGTGCAGAAGATACTGCTCCAGCGGGAACACCAGACGCCGCTCTTCCGGAACCTCGGCCCACAACTTCAGATACTCCTCGCGCTTGGCGGCACGTTCCGAGGCGATGATCTGCTCGATCTGCGCACGGCAGCCGGCTTCGTCGGGAAATTTCTTTTTCAGCAGGTCTATCGCATCCGCATTCGGCTGGAGCGTTTTATTCGAGGTGATGCCGAACCCCGACCAATTCTCGAATAACTGCCCATAGCGCTTGTTGAGCGTGAGGAAATAGCGCTCGACAGGCTTCGATTTCGCATTGCCGACTTGGGCCGGGGTGTATTCCGCACCGACAGCCTCGTAAAAAGGCGTCATCTTCTTGATGGCGAAACGGTCGCTCTGGACCTGATGCGCCCGGTAACGCCGACCGAACAACTCGGCCGTATGGTTCACGGCATCCTTGAGCGCCGCCTTGATCAGTGCGGTGTCCTCCTGCCGTCCGATGGCGTAGCCGATCGGATAATTCACGCACGGGTCGAGAACGACCTCGACGACCAAGCGGTTGTGGTAGGTGGTCGCACCGTCGGCATATTCCTGGAACAACAGCTCGCAGACCCAGCCGTCCAGGCTCCACATGTAGAGCGGAAATTTCGGGCGGCGGCGCTTGACCTGCATGGCAAGACGGTTGCGGAACTCCGTATCACCCAAACGACCTGCGGACGTCAGCAAGGCGTATTTCCTCCGGTAACGCCGGATGGTCTCGACAGTGATCTGCGTCCAAGACATCTGTTCGGCGATGATGTTGTAGAACATGACCACCTGCTCGTTGTCGAAATTGCGGTGGTCGGACAGCAGCTTGATGATGACCGACTGCTGTTCGTTGGTTGCGACTTTCGCCGCGTTCCGCGTCCCGAATTTTCCTGTGACTAACATCTCGTAGTTGGGTTTGCCGCCCTGAAAAAACTGGTTGAATTTTTCCTGCAAACGACGCGGATTCTCCGGCAGCGAATGGGGGTACTTGTCCCCGATCCGACGGAGGGCACGCGCGGCACGTGCCCAAAATTCCGTTTTCTTGATCCTCGGGTAGCTCTGACGGAGCCGTTGCGAATCGGCTTTCTCGATCCATTTGCGGAACGCCTCCAAAATAGCGGCATTGTTTGAATACTCCTGCTGCTTGGCGAAGCTCAGACCTCGGGCACCCTCGACCTTATATTCGGCGTAGAAGTTCATGGCCAAGCCGTCCGGCTCGATCGTGTCGAGAAACTCCCGGCTCGCGGCCTGTTCCTGAAGGTCCGGGTGCGTCTTGTAGAGCGCGTTCTGGTATTTTACAGGAAGGCTATCAACGGCGAACAACGCTGGAGTCCCGATGCAGGCCCGGCGGACTTGCTCGATTTTACCGCGCTGAGTCATGTGTTGTAACGCTCGGATGGTTGCAATACCATCGAGGTCGTCATACGTTGCGCATAGCCTATTGTTGTATAATTCCATTCTTCGACCTTTTTATTTTTGCTCCCGTGCCGGTATCGCTCCGGAATAACGCCTTCGCGTTCACGGGAAAATCGCTATATTTGTACTATCCAACCACAAACATTTAGCGATTTATGGATAAATCAGAAGTTCTTTCGTTTATCAGCGGACTTTCCGAATCCTCCCTGCTGGCTTGCTCGCTCTTCGATGCTTGTGTCGATGAGGCTTTGAATGTTCGTATAATCCGCAACGGGGTCGAGGTCGAACGCTCCGTACAGGAGATCGCAGCGGACGCTGCCGGAAATTGTCGAGTGCTTCTAAACAACATTCGGCCAGACGTGTCTTTAACTTTTCGCGGAGTGAACGTAAATCAATATTTTCCTCAGCGGGAGAAACTACGATCTCAACTCGACCTATTAATTGCTGAATGTTCAGAATAATTCTGTTTTTGCTCATTGTATAGATTTTAAGATTGTTTCTCTGTTGGTTTGAAGGTTACCTTCAAGGCGATGCTGCTCCCTGCGAAATTCGCGGTAACGACCAGTTGCGACCATATCGGATTCGTTTCTGCCCACCCGCAAACAAGACACATGGAGAAAACCCACCACAGCCCGACCAACTTACACCTCACGGGCAGGGCAATGAACTCACGGCCCAGCAGCCGGATCATCCAATATTTCAGAAAGCGCTTCATGGTCGTTGTGTTATTCTGCCGCCGAGGTCAGGTTTTCGATCACGTCGCCCGCAGCCGTCATCGCCTCGTCGAGGTATTCGATCACCGTCTGGGCGCGGTCGCCCTTCTCGCCATCCTGAACCGAACTCGGCATGTTGTTGTAGTACTCCTCCTCTTCGGTTTTGATCTCTTCGATCTCTTGCTTGATACCTTCCGTCTTCTCGATAAGCTCCCGGAGGCTCTTTCTGCGTGTGTTGTTCATGGCCGGAGGATTTACAGCAGTTGCGAGAGTACCTCGTCCATCTTGGCCGGAGAATAGGCGTCCTCCCATTGGTTCTTGTTGGCCAAAGCGCGGGCCTGCAGCACGCGCATCACGTCGTTGTCCCGGTGGAATCCGTTCAGCACGTTCCGGACGTGGCTGTCCGAGCAGCGCATCTTTTTCGAAACCTTGTAGATGTCCTCCTCGGTGATGTACTTGTCGAGTGCCTTGAGGTAGGAGCGTTCGATGGCGTTGCGCTCCTTGCGCGAGAGCTGGGCCGTCGGCGAGATGTAGTAGCCGTACTTGCGGATCGACGGCAGAACCTCCGACGTCACCCACTTCTTGAACGACTTCGCCTCCGGCTTGCGGCTCTGCATGATCAGACTGTACAAACCCGACTCGTTAATGAAGGTGGCTTCCTGCTGCCTGCCGAGGGGGTCGGTAATGCCGACCCCACACCGCTCGTCCTCATCCAGACGACCGAGGGCGTCCTTATGATTGGCAATTCCCAAAACCTGGCAAATATCCTTGCCCATAAACCACGGCTCGCCCTTGATTACCACATTGCGAACCGTCCCGAAATCCGGGTGCTGGAAAATACTTAACTCTTTCATAATTACGATTATTTGTTATAGGTGTTATTCTTGACTACTCCGCCCCGGTCGATGGCCAGCTTACGGATTTTGCGTGCCAGCGGTGTGTCCTTCTTCCCCGACAGGGCTTCGCAGACCATTTTCGGGGTACAGCCCAGCAGTTTGGCGATCTTGCGCCCTTCGCCGTATTCTACGAGTACTCTTGCCATAGATTCAATTATTTCGTATATTTGTCAGCACGGTTAATTTGTTTTCCGTGTTGCAAATATATAAGACTATTTTCTTACATCCAAAGAATTATATGATTATTTTCTTATGGTCGCACATAGAATAGGGAAATACATTGAATTTAAGGGCATAAGCTATTATGCGTTTGAAAATTCAATTGGAGCATCGCGAGGAAGTATATCAAAAGCAGTTAAGGAGAATAAAAGTATAGGATCTACAGTATTAGAAAATATTCTTACTGCGTATTCAGATCTTAATCCGACGTGGTTACTAACTGGTAAAGGCAATATGCTTACAACAAGAGAAGAACAAATATCAGAAATTAAGGTTGCCGACCAGTTTCCCCTAAAAACGGACCGCAACCTCGACTTGCAGAATGTTCCTCTTTACGAAATAGATGCGGCAGCAGGGCTGGTCGCCTTGTTTACCGATACGTCCCGTCCCGTCCCGGTTAGTTATTTGCAAATTCCCGATCTACCGCCTTGTGACGGCGCCGTATATGTGCGGGGAGATTCCATGTATCCTTTGCTTAAGAGTGGGGATATCGTATTATATAAGGAAGTACACAACCATAATATTGGTATTTTATGGGGGGAAATGTATTTACTCTCGTTCTCTGTGGACGGAGATGAATATATCGCGATCAAATACATTCAGAAATCTGAACAAGAGGGATATGTAAAGTTAGTGAGCCACAATGCCTACTATGGACCCAAAGATATTCCTATTGACAGCATCCGTTCCCTGGCTTTGGTCAAAGCGAGTGTAAGGTTCAATACAATGGGCTGAAAAATACTTTTTTATGTGTATTTATAGCACTTTCAATGTGTAATTCACTGTATTTTAGTTGCATAAACACATAAAGCACCGTTATAAAACGGTGCTTTTTTGTGCATTATAGGGGGTCTTATTGCCTCGAAACCCCGCAATTTAACATACGATTATGGGATTATAGGGATTTGAATTGCTGAAAAATGGGCATCCATTTGGGCATCCATTTGGGCATCCATAGCGATTTTTAGGCTTTTTTTCGTCAAATTCAGATGTACAATTTTAGAGGAGAGGCATAAAAAAACGTCCTGCCAAACAGGAAGGAAAACAGGACGAACGACAGAAGGGTAATGCGACCCGTTTTCCGGCGATTTCGCGGCGTCAGGCCCTTATAATGGGGAATTGGGTACAAAAAAAGCACGCAGTACAACTACGCGCCCAGTAAAATCCCACCAGAATCCAAGTATCGCCGCGAGCTGCGGCTCCAAAATACAAGCTCAATACAAGCAAATCCAAGTAAATGTACAACTGAAATCGAGCGCAAAAATTTGACGTGCTCCTCTAACTCGTTGCATTATCGCATCTTACGGTGCTACTCCTGCTATACTCTTTTGTACATCTGAATACCCGGCCCATACAATGCCGTAATATTTACCTCTGCAATATCGAGGTTTTTCAGATTGGGCATCATGCGATAGATAAACAAGAAATCGACATCATTCAGCACACCCGTGATTTTCAACGATTCGATATTGGCATAATCATAATCCGCCAATTCATTTTCCAGTTCACCTTTCGTTTCGACATGTATTTCGGTACACATTCCCAATTGTCGAAAGATAATCGTTTGCAGGATATTCCCTTGTTCATCCTTTAAGGCAACCGTTGCATAGCGTTGAATCCCTTCGTTAGCAGTTACCTCAAAAACAATCGTATCTTCCCGCATGGCTCGTGTTTCGGGAGCCAACGACAACCATGATTTTGCATTGTCGGGAATCTCAACGGTATAATCCAAATTCGTTGTCAATTTGATTTCCTGTGTACCCCCAGCAGGAGTAGCATCAATAGAGTTATCTGCTATATTGATTTGCCCCTGCATACAATTCAAAGATACCATAACAGTACGATAGGAACCGTCATTAGCAAACACAAGGATTTCGCTCTCAACAATCGGATTAGGAGCGGTAATCGTAATCGTCCCCTTATCCGTGGAGGTAGCATTTACTTTGACTTTCCAACCATCCTGTGCAATGGCTTTGACAACCGTATTTTCGGTTGCATCCGTAATCGTGTAGGAGATTGTTTTGCTCTCTCCTCCATTAAGAATGGCTATATCCGTTGTATCGAATGCAATTGCAAACTTTGAATTATCGCTTTTAGGAATCGTGATAACAGAATCGTCCTCCAATGTGAAATAGACATTATCATCATCTTCTCTTACACTTTTGAAGATGCCATTCGTTCCGTCCTTGCCATCGACACCATCTTCTCCATCCGTCCCGTCTTCTCCATCTTCTCCGTCTTTTCCATCGGCTCCCGTTGCTTGCCCTATATCCGTCCAAGTTTTACCATTATCCATTGAAAGCATCCAGCGACCATTTTCTATTTTCAGTTGCGGTGTAATTCCATCCTTTCCGTCTTTTCCATTCGTTCCATCTACACCATCTTCTCCGTCCACACCGTCATTTCCATCCTCGCCATCAACTCCGTCCTTGCCGTCTGTTCCTTGTGCCTTTACCTTATTTCCCTTTTCATCGGTCAGCCATTCACCATCAAGTGTCCAATAATAGATGCCGTCCGTGTCTTTCTTCACACCAATAATAGGAGCGTCCTCGCTATTTTTCCCGTTTTTAATTGTAGCAGTAGAACCATCTGAAAAGTGGATAATGTAACCATCGGATATTTGTTCAACTTTGGAAATAGACAAATTATCCTGCAATGCTTCTACAATCTTCTGCAACGATGAAATATTCGTGTTCATCTGTTTGCAGAGTTCCTCCAATTTCGTTACACGATTTTCGAGGTCATTCAAATCATTGCGCAATGCGCTGTCGTCGTACTTATCGCTACACCCAAATAGCAACAAGCCGCAAAACACAAGAGATAGTAGTTTTTTCTATTTATGTAAGTATTTGAATTAAGTGTTTTTCAAATCTTACTATCCGCCCCTCAATAGTGGATTCAATAAATAAGAAAGCGCAGGGCTGAAAGCTCATTTGAGGATAGTAGGCCGTAGGATTGCCCGAACATTCAAATAAGCAACAACCCCGCGCCGTATCCGTAAAGGATATGACGGGAGATAAGGTCTGCTTATTCTCATGTTCAATGAATTTCCTACGTTCACTATCCGAGAATAAACTTACGCTTCCGTAAATTTCAATATGTCATCCACAAAGGTAAAAAACATATTCTGAAAACGCAATGACCTTATCCCGCTTTTCGGGATTGTTGCCGTATCAAATTTCTGAAAAACAAAGTTTCTATCCAATAGCAGGGAGTATGGAATCGAAACTTTGTTAGTTGTAGGTTGGGTTAATCGTTCCCGCAGATTTCTTGTATTACGCCATCCATGTAAATAGCCTGTCCGCTGGATTGTCTGCCCCACCAGTAGCAACCGTATTCCTCGATGATAACCTCGCCTTGCGCTTTCAGTCGTTCGGCCAGCCATGAATCAATCAGCCACCATTCCATAACATCATCCGCGAACGGATAAAGATATTCTTCGGAAATAAGGTTTGCCCGTATCATTTCCTCGATAACCGTGCTTTGATTCTTCAAAACACAATTCTGTACTATTCGTTGTGCATCCATTGGATTTCCAGTTTTGAGGTTAGTTGCAACAGCCAACGGTTTACGAAACATGTTAAATTGTGTTGGTCTATTTCGTTGCGAGGTATTAATCCCTCTACCGTCGGTGTGGCGCAACATTTCTCGATTTCAAAAAAATCGTTGATGTAGTGGTAAGGGATAAACTGCCGTTTAATGGTGTTAAAAGCAAAAATCACTTCGGGGTCACGGAAAAGAACGCCATTTATTTCGATGTGCTGTGTCAGCGAAATAAGGTTGTACTTTCCGATGCAGTCAGTCAGTTTCACATGGATTGTCTGGCTTGCATTTTTGATTTTCAGTTTTTTAGCCCGCACGGCCAACAAGGTTTGCAGAATCTCTGTCGCCCTTTCATTTAATGTTTTCATGGTTTGTAAAGTTTAGAGTTATTCCCCATTACTTGTAAAAAGATAACTCCATTCATAACCAACTAAAAAGGCGGCATATCTCCATGTAAGAATAGCTTTCCGATTCTATATAATGCAAATAATTCTATGCTGTTATATGGTTTCGGGCATAAATAGGGAGCGGTCTGTTTTATGTGGAATCCTATTAAATGGTAAGTAAAAAATTCGATTTTCCATCCGAAAAGGGGGAGGGGTGAAAAATAGGGATTGTCCGCTCGGTCGGGGTATCTCGGTTTGTTTGTCTGCAAGTGACAACCTTTTCAGAAAAGGATATTTTATAGACCCTTTCACAAAGTTTGTCACCTTTTTGTTGCGGGACAATTTCGGCATAAATCGCACGATATGTGGAATGGATGATAAATAGGTTTACCCAAAACTACCCTATAACAGAAAGAATCGCTATCTTTGCCGAAAAGCAAGTGTACCATGTCTTATAAACCGCCTTACACCATTACGCCGAAGATCACGAATTTGGTTGCACAAATCAGCGAAGCAATCGGCGGCTATTATGCGCACGAAAATCTGCGTCTGCATCGTGTCAATCGAATCAAAACGATTCACGGGACGCTGGCTATTGAGGGCAACACGCTTTCGACGGAGCAAGTTACGGCGGTATTGGAGGGAAAACCCGTCGTTGCTCCTATTAACGAGGTGCAGGAAGTGCGCAACGCCCTTAAAGCGTATGAGTTGCTCGATATGCTTGACCCCTGTAAAGTCGATGATCTGTTAAAGGCTCACGCCACGATGGAGGCGGGATTGATCGACGAAATCGGTTGTTTCCGCAAAGGCGGTGCGGGTGTGGTGTCGGGGAAAACGGTTATCCATTATGCGCCCGATGCCGAACGTGTGCCGTTTCTCGTAAACGATCTGTTCGAGTGGTTGCGCATCACGGATGAACACCCGTTGATCGCAAGTTGTGTCTTTCATTATGAATTCGAGTTTATCCATCCGTTTGCGGACGGTAACGGTCGTACGGGGCGATTGTGGCAGACCTTGATTTTGAGCAGGTGGCGGCCTATCTTCAAAAACCTGCCGATCGAAAACATTGTATATAAGTATCAAAAGGAGTATTATAAGGCGATTGCCGTAAGTGGCGGTAAAGCGGGTTGCACGCCTTTCGTCGAGTTTATTTTGGGGGTAATCGCCGAAACGCTCACTACCCAAGAAACTACCCGAAAGACTACCCAAGAAATTATTTTGGAAGCCATCGCCCGCAACCCCAGCATTACACGGGCGGAGCTGGCCGAGGTTGTCGGAATCTCACCCGACGGTGTGAAATATCATTTGCAGAAACTCACCAAGTTGGGCAGGCTCAAACGGGTGGGGTCTACACGCCGCGGAGAGTGGGTGATCGAGTGACAGGAATTCCGAAAAAGGTACTTTTATAGATCCTTTTCAAAAGTTTGTCACCGACCTGTTTTCACCCGTTACGGGCTATATGATCCGCTTTCCCAATTCGATGAACCGTTGTTTGTTGGTGCGCACCTCCCTGTACTCGAAATATATTCCGATCATCTTTGCCGTCACTTTTTTGCGGTAGGGGATGCCGAGCCGCATAATCAGGTCGTTCATAAAACGATTGACGACGCACACGGGTAGCTTGTCGCCCGTTTTCAGTCGGTCGTACACCTCCCCGCAAACTTTTTCCGAGGTCAGCAGTTGTTGGCTTTCGTTTTCCTGTATCTGTTTGCCGATTTCGTTCATGTTGTAGTTGTGCCGTTCGATCTCTGCCGCTCCGAGAGCATAGTAGGCATCCACCATCATCGGCACTTGGTTCTGAATCTCCTCGCGCAGAAAGTAGTATTCATTCCACGTTCGGTTTTGTTCCAGTATCTCCAACTGCCGCACGATTTCGCGGAACAGGTCTTTCATTTTCAATCGGGGATTTATGCGTTGCAGTCGGTCGCAGTCCGACAACGGATAGATATGTTCGGCGCAATTTGTGTGAAATGCTTTCGCGTACTCCTCCCGCACCAGTTCGGCGTCGGTGTAGTACCGCTTGATCCGCTCGTCGTCATAGGCGTTGTCCCACATGAACCAGTTGCGCGTTCCGTCGGCGTTCATGAACCGTTTGTAGTCCATTCCCTCCAATGCCTGCGCACGGGTATCGCAACCCGCCCCCGACGCTTCGATTTGCAGGACTTGTTTGTAGACCGCTTCGCACTCCTCCAACCTCGTGGCGATCTCCTCCCGCGATTTGCAGGGCATCTCCTTGTTGGTGCTGAAAATATGCGCGGCATCCTCCACGCCGTTGCGGAAGCGTCCGACGATCTGCACGGCTTCGGTCGTGGGGTCGATGACGGTGTGCGCCGCAAACGAAAGGTCGGTTACGATCAGCACGCAGGCTGTTGTCGGCAGTTCGATGTCCACCGCCGAAAAGAAACGGCTCGTGAAAAAGTTGATTTCATCCAGTTCTTCGAGCGAGGAGTAAGCCCGCGAAAAATCCCGCTTGCGGAGTTTCTTCACACTCTCGTAACTGCAAAAGACCTTGCACCGTTTTTCGATCTTATAGGTGCAGATCATGCAGTGGATCGTATCGGTCGAGTTCAGAAAGATGCAGAGCGGATGCCCTTTGCCTTTTACCTGTCCCATAAGGGTACGCACCCAGCCGACGGTGTTGTTCGTATGTATGAGCAACATTTTCGGCTTGTGGTCATAGGTCGGGCGGAGTATCTTCATCGTAAAGCCCTGCTGCTCGAAACGGGGATCGGACGGAATGATCGGCGTCGCAGAAACCATCGCCTTTTGCTTGCATCGGAAAAAATCATCCATCGGGAGCGTGATAGAGCCGCGGTAGCCTGCATCCTGTATCGTGCGTTCGCACTCGTCGAACAGCATGAACCATTCACCGTGCATATCCGTATGCGTCTGCACCATCGCCGAGCGGACTTTGGGGAAACTTTCGGGCGTGGTCATGATTTTCAGATAGCCGTCGTTGTAGTTCGTGTTCAGAAAGTCGATGATGTCCTCGGTCGTTACGCCCTCGAACACGCCGAGTATCTGCGGGTGCTTTTTTAGCTTGCCCTCGATAACGGGAACATTCGGCTCGATGATGACGGAGTGTCGGGGCGCATTGATTTCGGCATAGGTCGCACCGCATCCCGTGACGGTCTTGTTGATGATCGAATTGGTAGGTATTTCGGGCATCACGGCATCGAACCGCTGGCCTGCATTTATTGTGATATATTCAATCTTCATCTAATTGTTTGATTTGTAATTAAAAAAACTTGGGGAGCGAGCGGTGAAACCCGCTCCCCTCGTTCAGCAGTTTAGTTCAGCAGGTCGGTGATGTCCTCCATTGCCTCGGCAGGCATTACGACTTTGCCGTTGGAAAAGTGGTACTTTTTGGCAAGGTAGCCGATGCCCTCCTCGCTCTCGTTGTACTCCTCGGAGGTGATCGGGGTCAGTTTCTCCACCTCGGCGGCCACCTCTGCCAGCCACTCGGACTGACAGCAGATTTCACGGTCGGGTTCAAACTCCGTTACTTCGGGCAATTCCTTACCCATCAGGAACGCCAGCAGGTAGTTCCAGATTTGGGCGTTCAGCAGGAGTTTGCCATCCAGTTCGGTGTACCCCTTACGGATTCCGAACCAAACATATCCGCATCCAGCCACGTCTACACGGGTGGTCACGATCAGGGTGGTAGCCCCTGCCGCAATCGCTTTCGCCAGCGTGCGGAACATTTTGGCGTTCCCTACGGGTTTGATTTTAATTACTCGGAGGTTCGTTTTCTCCTCCCGTTCTTCTGCGCGGTTCCCAGCTACCTGCTGCGATGCCGCTGTTACATTGATATTTTTCATATTATTAAAATTTGAGTTTGCATTGCCATTGATTTTTACAATCGTTTCCATAATCGTTATCTTTTTTATTAAGGTTTGTTGCCGCCTCTTTCGGGCTGTCGGCTACTCCCTGCAACTTTGGTCGGCCGTACGCTCCGACCTCGTTCACGACTGCAAAGAAACGGAGTATTTCGGGCTTCTCCGAATCATTTTAGATAGAGATTACAGGCATTATTTAGACCTATTATTTATCTCTGGTTTTCAACTGTTTACAGTTTGCACTTCATCGGTCGTATTTTTTCATTTTACCGCCTCTTTTGCAGGCTGTCGGCTACTCCCCGAATCTCTCGAATAACCGTACGCTTTATTCGCGGATTCTGGCTTCTGAACCTGCATAAATCCAACCTTTGCAGACTTTGAAAAAATAGAGAATAGCCCTTAAAAATAGACCTATTCATTACCTTTGCTATTGAAAATGTTATAAAATATATTGAAAAAGCATTGTAAATCTGTCGGTTATGACAAAACGGCAGATGTCATGACACTGGCAGATTTTTGGCAGAAAAAAGAAAGGGAACCGCGATAAACGGCTCCCTTAAATGGTATGGTTATATAGTCCGATCAGTCCAATAGCGGAAAATCAAAATCTTGCATGATAACCTGCCTCTGCAATGATATCGGTCTGAATCGTGGTGTTATGGCCGAGGGTTTCAGATAGGCGGCAAGATCGGCACGGATTCGATCGGGATTATAGGCCCCATCCCACCCTTTATTATCGGAATAGCAACCCATCTGCCGTGCAAAGTCGTGAATAAATGCGCATAATTCGTTCGGCATATCGGGCTGGCTGGGTATTGCGTTTTCTTCATGGAGCATTCGGTAAATGCCGTATGCAACTGCCGAATAGATGGCATTATCCTTTTTTCGTCCCGCAGACGGTTTGCGCCATTGAATATCTTGCCGTGCTTTCTCGGCTGTCTGTACTTCGGGAAAATAGCCTGCAAGTTCCTTTTTAATCAGACGGAATAACCAGTTATCGCTGTTCGGAATAGAAATCTTTTCCTTGATCCCGTTGTTGGTGCGAATTGTGATAGCGGTCTGTTCGTTGCCTTGAAATGCCCGTGCCTCCATTTGCTCCATAAAAAGCAATAGGTGCGCCCATTCGCTTTGGTATATGTCCCAAGTATGAAACTGAATAAGGTCATTGTATTCGTTTTCGTCGATCTGCCGTTCACGGATGCAGTAGGCCACCAGTAATAGGGCTTCCTCTATTATCGGGGTAATTGTCCCGTAAGAGTTGATAAGCGACAACAAATCATGGCATTCGAGGTGTCGAAACGGCAAAACCAGATTGCAATCCTCTTTAATGCTGTACTTTACGATATTATCCTCTCGGTGAGGTATCAGACATTTGGCATTTGAAAGTTCTTTGTTGAAATAGCCTGCCGTGATGCCGAAATATTTTTCCAGTAAGGGCAGGCAAGCGGTGAAATATTCGGTCGTTACGGGGTAAAAGGTTTGTTCTTCTTGCATAGGAGTATCTTTATAAAGACGAATTTACAAAATTCCGCTTTCAACCGCAACTGACGACCGCAGAAAAAAGAAAAGGGACTACCCGATGCAATCGGATAATCCCTTAAAAGGTAGTGACAAACTTGGTTTCGGGGGCTATAAGATAGACCTTTTTTCAAACCTTGTCACCACCTCACAATAAGTTTTGCATGGCCGCATCTATCTGCGAGTTCTCGAATGAATCGAGGTAGATTTGCGTAATCTTTTCCGAACTGTGCCCCAGCGATTCCGAAATGATGGATGTCGAAACTCCCGACCTTTTCAGAACAGTTGCGAACGAGTGCCGCGCAACGTATGTCGTGAGCGTGATAGGCAGGTGCAGATGCT